CCCCTCCCCCACCACCCACACCCCCCCGCCGGCTACAGTGCGCCCAGCCTGCAACGCGAGCACGTCTTCGCCTTCGCCTACGGCACCGGCGGCAACGGCAAATCCGTCTACTACGACGCCATCACCGGCGCACTCGGCGACTACGCCGCCACCTTGCCGGCAGGGTTCCTGATGAAGAAGCCCTTCCAAGAACACGCAACCGAGCTCGCACGCCTCAACGGCAAGCGCTTCGTCGTCGGCTCCGAGACCAACGCAACCGACACCCTCGACGAAGCCAAGCTCAAGATGCTCACGGGTGGTGACCGTATCACCGCCCGCTTTATGAACAAGGACTTCTTTGAGTTCACCCCCACCCACCACCTGCACCTGATGGGTAATCATCAGCCTGCAGTTGAAGACGGCGGCGAATCCGTATGGCGACGCATGAACCTCGTGCCGTTCGTCCACACCGTCCCCGCCGAAGAGCGTGACGAGCTCCTACCGGAGAAGCTGCGTGCAGACGCGGCGGCGGTACTCGCATGGATCATCCAAGGTGCGGTCGCCTACTTCCGTGACGGGTTGCAGCCTCCCGAGGCAGTCCGCGCCGCCACCGAAGCCTACAAGTCCAGCCAGGACACGGTCGGTCAGTTCCTCGCCGCCCGATGCGACCTCTACCCCGGCAACAAGCACTACACCGTGGCAGTCACCGACCTACGCCAGGCATACCACATCTGGTGTGCCGAGGAAGGGCTGGAGCCGGTCAAGGGCAGGGCGTTCGCATCCCAGTTGAAGGTGCACGGGGTGCTGGTCGGTCGAGACGCACCCCCGCAACCGAACGGCGGCGCGCGCGTCTACGGAGGCATTCAACTCAAGGATGGCGACATCTGGTAGCTACACAAGCTACACAACAGCTACACAACTTTTAGCCCCTGTGTAGCTGGAGTTTTCCCAAGTCAGACCGCAAAACAGCTACACAAGCTACACAACTTTTACAAGTAGATGACAAACACGTGCGCGCACGCACACGCCCGTTACAGCCATGCATATAGAACCTTGTGTAGCTTGTGTAGCTAAAAACCCACTGACAAGCTCCAACACTCAGCTACACAACTTTTCCGAGCACCCGAAAGACCCACCATGGCACGAAAAACCGCCAAAAAACAGCCCGACCTCCTCGACCAACTCCCAACACCACCACCAGGCACCCCCGAATGGATCCGACACGAACAAAACACCCAACCCAACCCCCGCCAAGCCCGCCAAGCACACATCAACACCTGCACCCGCTGCGGAGCACTCATCCTCACCGGCCTCACCGGACCCACCACCGCAATGCCCACCCAAGCCGACCCCACAACCACCACCAACCCCGCAACCATCCGCGCCACCCTCCAGCAAGGACGCCGCGCCTACCAACTCGAAACCACCGACACCGCACTACACCTCAACGAACTGTGCGCACCACCAGCCCCAGGTATCACCGTCGCACCCCACCACATCTGCCACTTCACCGCCGCCGGCTACACCCCAATACTCAACCAGACCCGAAAGGACACCACCCATGACCAGCCACCCTTCTGATGTCGAACCTGCCGTCCCCTTCGACCACAAAACCGACCGCTATGAAGGCATCATCAACGGCGAACTGCTCGCTGCTAAATGGTTCAACAGCCCAGGCGGCTTTATTGCAATCATCAAGGAAACAAGCCCCATTACCGGCGTCACTGAAATCTGCCACGTCAACATACCTTGCCAGAACGTAAGAGAAGGCGTCCCGCATGAAAGCGATGCACTCCAAATCCGCATCCAAGAACACACGCCAGAGAACAAAATCCTCACCTCCCGTCACGTCGCCCGCTACCGAGCAAACGGGTATGGCAACTACATAGAAATGACGCACTGGCTCGTAATCCTCGTCCCAGAAAGTCGCGTCCACGAACTCTCCATCATCAGCTAACCCACTAACGCCGAAAGGACACCACCAATGACGCTCCACCCTTCTGAAACCCCGCCCGCAACCATCACCCTCAAAAAGACCCCCCACAGCAAACCAATCCTCCGCTGGATCCCCCTCGACGGAAAAACCCTCCTCTCCATCAACCGCTCCAACGGCACCCACTGGCGCACCTACCGCAAGAACGCAGACGAGTGGAAACACGCAGCCAACCACGACATCCACCAATGGAAGAACGAGCACCCCAGCCACCAAATCCCCACCCTCACCCACGCACAAATCGACATCTGGATCTACAAAGCACGCCGAGGCCGCTACGACCCCGCCAACCTCTACCCAACCGCCAAAGCCATCATCGACACCTACGTCCAAGCGGGGCTCCTCCCAGACGACAACCACGAACACCTCGACGGACCCCACCTACACCACGGAGGCTTCGACAAAGAAGCCCCCGGCCTGCTCATCGTCATCACACCCCTACACCACCAGCCCGAACCACCAACCCACCCACAACACTAAGGAAACACCACCATGCTCTCCCTGGACTCGCTGCTTCACGAATTCACCAACTACCACACCGCCACCCACACCTGGCACGGAACCACCCTCTACACCCGAGCCCTACCACTGCTGCAGCAACTCGAACACGCCATCACCGAACGTCCCAACAGTGGACCCGGCGGCGGCGGATTCAAATCCACCAGCCCCTGCAACGACCACGCCCTCCTCATCAAAGCCGCCATCGAACACCAAATCAGGTACGACCTGCCCGCCACCTACCAGATCTACAAGCACGCCACCCTCGCCGACAAACTCATCAACTGGGCGCGCCACGTCGATACCGACTACGCCACCACCAAACTCACCGGCTGGCGAGAAGCCATCAAAGCACTCGACGAAACCGCCATCCCAATCCGAGTCCCCTGCCCCAACTGCGGCGCCGAATGGGTCGTCACCGAAACCAGCGAAGGAGGACAACGAGTGGGTGAAGCAATCCACTTCCACCTACGCGCCGAAACCGCCATCTGCACCGCCTGCAAAACCACCTGGCACGGCATCGACACCATCCGCACCGCACTCATTGCAACCGTCTGAAAACTTGTGTACACTGTGGCCCAGCTTCATGGTGCCCAAAAACAATTAGCGGGCACATGAAAGCGGCGGATCACAGACGACACTCAATGGTTAGCAACGTGTAGTCACTTCAGTCGGAGCCCCTGCCCACCACGGACAGGGGCTCCACCTGTACCAGAAAACAAAAGAATGCCCCCCCCGTCACAATCACCACCATATAGGGGGGGCATCATATAGGGGGGGTGCCCATCAGCAACCACCCCCTACCCACCATCACCGGAAACAGGCGCGGGGAGTGACAACTGCGGCTAAACACCGCGACCACACACACCGCAACCAACCTGCAACACTCCGCAAAGCAACCACCACCAACCCACAAACAAACAGTGGAACAAGGAGGGAGTGAAACAATGGCGACCAGCCGCACCGGCACCGCCCGCTGGAAGAACCTCCGAAAACAAGAACTCGCCGCAGCCTTTGAACGCGGCGACATGCTCTGCCCTATTTGTGGCGTCGCCTACGACTGGCACCGAAGTAAACAGCCGAATTCGCCCGAACTCGACCATGTAACAGCCCACGCCGAAGGCGGCAAGGACGTAGCAGAAAACACGCGAGTCATCTGCCGACGATGCAACCAGCGACTCGGCGGAAAGCTTGGAGGAAAACGCTCTCAAGCTCTCAAAACAATACGAATCGCAGAACCGCTTAGACCAAGAACAACGCTGATCTTTTAGCCCTCTCCGAACAGCCCAGCTCAGGGCATCAGCCGCCATAAAGGGGGGACCTAATGCCAAGGGTGAACAGTCTAAACAAACAGTGGCAGGGGAGGTACCCCTCCCCGGGGAGATGAAGTCGCGCCCTACGGCGATAGCGATATTTTTGCGCTGAATTTCCACATAGTGAGAGGGGGTGACCGTGAGTAAAAGCGGGAAGCCTAAGCAGCTGCCTCCTGTAGAGCACGGGGCAGAAGGTGAATTGGTCTCTGCCATTGATGCTGGAGTTGGTCGCCTCGCAGAGCTACGAATTTTGAGGCGTATCGTTGCAAGTCATCTGGAACACCCCAACACGCTAGCGCGTGACCTTGCTGCGCTCGCACGCCGTTACCAGGACTTGACGAAAGAGATTGAAGAGCTGGAGACCCTAGAAGAGACCCTTGGTGTCGAAGCTAGGGAGGCAGGGTATGTCGAAGACGTCGCTTTCGACCCGCAAGCTCTCTGACCTTGCGCGACACCTAGTTATCCCAGCGGGCATTGAAACAACAGCCTGGCCTCATCTGGCGCAGGCTCTTCGTCGTATGCGCTACCCTCTGGACACCTGGCAGATGTCGCTGGGGAAGCTCCTGGTGGCAAAGCGTGCAGATGGTATCTATGCGTGTGGCGTTGGTGGTGCGGTGTTTTCCCTGCCGCGTCAGGTGGGTAAGACCCACACCATTGCTGGTCTCATCTTCGGGCTGTGCGTGGCGTTTCCCGGGACATTTGTCCTGTGGTCTGCTCACCGTGCTCGTACCCATAATGAGACGTTCCGTTCCATGCAGGGAATTGCGAATAAGCCGGACATTATGCCGTTCATCGGGCATGTGCACCGTGCAGCAGGCTCTGAAGGTATTGAGTTCGCCAATGGTTCCCGAATCCTCTTCGGTGCGAGAGAGAACGGGTTCGGTCGTGGCTTTGCAAAGGTTGACGTGCTGGTCTTCGATGAGGCGCAGATTCTTTCTGAGAAAGCCATGGATGATATGGTTCCGGCGACCAACGCGGCCCCAAACGGTCTGGTGATTATGCTGGGCACTCCGCCGCGTCCCAACGACCCGGGCGAAGTCTTCCGGCAGCGCAGAGAGGATGCGCTCAAGGGGGATAAAGACACCCTGTACGTAGAGTTCTCTGCAGACCCCGATGGGCGCCTGGATGATAAGCGGCAGTGGGCAAAAGCTAACCCGTCCTACCCGGAGCGCACTAGCGCTACAGCCTTTGGGCGACTGCGTAAAATGCTCGGCTCTGATGAGTCCTTCCGTCGTGAAGCTCTTGGAGTCTGGGATGAGTTGGCAGGCGTGACTAGCGCGTTCACCCCGGACGCGTGGAACGCGTTGGAAGGTACTGCACCAGAAACCGGTCGTGATGTGTACGGTGTGCGTTTCTCGCCGGATGGGTTGGAGGTCGCACTCGCTGTGGCACGCCGCCCCGAAGAGGGGCCTGTGTTCATCGAGGGTATCCGTTCCGTGCCGCTTTCTGCAGGCTCCGGTTGGGCGCGCCTTTTACTTA